TATTACGGTTGGGAATGTTTCTGGCACAGTGGCTATCGCTAACGGCGGCACAGGCGCAACCAGCCTGACATCGGGCTATGTGCTGAAGGGCAACGGCACTTCGCCTGTTACCTCGTCGGTGATCTACGATAACGGCACAAATGTCGGGATCGGAACGACTTCGCCCAATGGCCTGCTTGAACTAAATGGCGGCACTGGCGTTGTCACATCGGGCGGCACTCTAGTCGTAAGACAGCGTGGGGATACGAACGCTGATGGCATCGCCGTAACAAGCAGCAACGCGACATCGCACCGTATCTGGAAGGATGCTGCTGGCGCACTCAACATTGGGCCGTCCGGCCTATCCAGCGCGCTTGTGCAGAACTTGAGCGGCAAGGTCGGGATCGGAACGAGTTCGCCTGACTATACGTTGGATGTTGCCGGAACATTAGCATTTGATGGCTCACCAGCAACCCTTATCCGTGCGGGCGGTTATCCAACTGCAGACGTGACCCTGTTGAGAGTAAGCGCGAACAACCGCGATCTTGACAGCGCCGATTACGGTTTCTCAATCAAGTATATGGGGACGCGCTCTGGCGTCAATAATTCCCTGAGTATTTTCGCAGACAACCAAGTTAGTTCTGCGATAGAGGCCGTGACCATTCTACAAGATGGTAATGTCGGAATCGGAACTATTTCGCCTAGCCAGACGCTACAAGTGCAGGGAACGGGCTACGCCACCAGCGACTTCCGCGCCCCGATATTCTACGATAGCGATAATACTGGTCGTTACCTTGATCCGGCCAGCACTGGCACAGCGATAAATGTAGCAGGAAAGATTTATGGCGTTAACGAGTTCTATACCAGCACCGCGCAAGACTCGTGGGCCTTCCGCGCTACAACTGGCGCATCAAGCAACTCTTCGGGTTTGTGGTTTTCGGGCGAGACGGCAAGAATACTTTTGCGCGACTCAAGCGGCACAATTAAAACACAACTGTCTGCCGATGGGTCTACAGCTAACAACCAGATTAACGGCAACCCTATTTTCCATGACGGCTATCACCCCAACGCTGACACACTGACCACGGCCCGCACCATCTCCCTTACTGGCGATGTGTCAGGCTCAACTAGCTTTAATGGCTCGGCGAACGTCAGCATTACGGCCACTGTGGCAGACGATAGTCACAATCACATCATCAGCAATGTTGATGGGCTGCAAGCCGCACTGGACGCGAAAGAGGCTGCTGACGACACCATATTAGTCCGTGAGGGGGACATCAGCAGTCAAGATTGGAATACCTACATTGACGGGACGGAAGCCAGTTGGAACACAGTATTAAATCATTCTGGTTCCAACAGACCAGCAAGTTCCTATGGCTACGGAACGGCCCTAAACTTCAGCAAGTCTGGGCAGGCGAAGTTTCAAATGTATGTGCCAGAAACGGCAGGCAGTGCTGGCACCCTTGCTAACGGCATATGGTATCGCGCTGGATGGAACACGACTTTCCGCGATTGGACGAGGGTGTTGGATAGCAATTACGCTCCGTTCGCCAATCTAACCAGCAAGACGAGCGGCACGGGAACTTATCAAACAAGCGGCGACTTCCGCGCTCCCATCTTTTACGACAGCGACAACACTGCTTACTATATCAATCCAAATAGCACTTCAATTATCGGTGTGGCTGCCGATAATACATGGCTAGATATGATAAATCATAGCGAAACTAATTTTAAGTTACGCTTCTATAATGATGGCACAAATAACGGCACATCAGCGCCAGCGTTTAGAGTTGGCCTATATTATAGCAATACAGAAAACTCATCCATCCATTTTTACAGAGGTGGTGCTACCACTGGAGGCTTCCTTACTTTTAATACTGATACTGGTGCGGAACGCATGCGCATAACCTCCGCAGGCGACGTAGGAATCGGCACGAGCAGCCCGTTTAGCAACGCAGCCTATAATGCCTTGACTGTTGGAGGAACGCTGCGTGGTATTGTAGCTTGCAGGAACGCATCTAACGCTGATGTCGGGTATCTATTTGCAGCGTCTGATAACGCCCTAAGTTTGGAAACGGCGGGCATTGGCGGAATAAGGCTGTCCGCTTTGGGTGCGAATACTATTGATTTTCGTACAAACAACGCCCAACGCATGCTCATCAACGGCAGCGGCAGCGTCACCGCTAATGTCGATGTCCGCGCCCCTATATTCTACGACAGCAACAACACCGGCTACTACCTCGACCCCGCTAGTACGAGCCTTTCGCTCGCCGCCGCTGGCCCTGTCCGCGTCGGGCCAGCCTCTGCGCTGCCGCTAAACTACGCAAGTAATTACTCCGCCAACGGGGGGAGCATCCAGCTAACTCTGGAGCGGACGGGGACAAGCGTCGGCTGGGGTGGTATTGGTGCGGATAACAACAACTGCTTCGCCGCTTGGAACACCACCCCCGCTGTTCAGTTCCGCGTGACAACAGGTGGCGCGGCATTTGCTACAGAGTCTTTCCGCGCCCCCATCTTCTATGACAGCAACAACACTGCTTACTACGCTGATCCGGCCAGCACATCTAACCTTAATGCGCTGACGCTTGCTGGCGTTCTAACGCCCGAAGACCCTGACAATTTCAAGCAGACTTCTCTGTCTAGCCTAACATCAGCATCTATAAACTACCCTGAAGCAAACGTAGGAGCGACTAGCCAGTATTGCCCTCTTTTGCATGGCCGTTTTTTACAAGATGCAGGCTATAGAACACATCTAGATGTTGGCGTTTATAAAAGCACTAACAACACTTGGAATGAGGACTACTTCTATATCGCTTCGGGAGGTAACGACAATTACCCGACCAAAGAGTGGAAGTTCATCACTCAAGCCACCACGCTCGCCCACAGCGATGGGTATGTTACGATTGATGGCTCAGCCCGCGCTCCGATATTCTACGACAGCGACAACACTGCTCGTTACGTTGATCCGTCCAGCACTTCGGTATTCAACAAGCTCACAACTTCACGGGCTGCGGCAGACCAATTAAAACTTGAGCGCACAAATAGCGACAATAACGTCAACATTGAATTTGTCGGAACATCAACCACAAGATATTTGGGCAAGGTTGGCGGTGACTTAAAGTGGGGCGCAAGCGCTGACCTCAACAATCTGGGGGACACGATCTTCCATGATGGCTATCACCCCAACGCCGACACACTAACCACCGCCCGCACCATCTCCCTTACTGGTGATGCGACAGGTTCTGTGTCGTTCAATGGATCAGCAAACGTCTCAATTAGCACGACAGTCGTAGACGATAGCCACGGCCACTCGTTCAATAACCTGCTCAACAAGACCAGCGGAACGGGGACTTATCAGACAAGCGGCGACTTCCGCGCCCCCATTTTCTACGACAGCGACAACACTGGGTATTACTTTGATGGGGCTGGCACTTCTCGCGCCAACATAATTTCTACAAACCTCGGATATCGCATTGAAATATCAACGACTGGCGGCTGGGCGCGTGACTTAGTTATCGGAAACACCGATGCAAGCGGGAACGGCCTGTGGGGCGGCGTAGGAAACCATGGTGGGATTGTTTATCTTTCGGCGGGATATACGCTTGGATCAAGTGAGCCGTATCTAAACAAAAAGTTCTGGACGGATGGTGTCGGGAACACTTACTCGAACACAAGTTCTCGCGCTCCGATCTTCTACGACAGCAACAATACTGGGTTTTTCACAAATCCAGCAAGTTCTTCGACGATGTATGAAATCGCCGTGACAAATACGATATACTCAAGCAACTGGTTCCGTTCATACAACTCCACTGGCTGGTATAATCAGACATATGGCGGCGGCATTTTCATGCAAGACAGCACTTGGGTGCGTGTCTACAACAACAAGCAGTTCTACTCAGAGAACTATATACAGTCTGGCTCCAGTGTCCGCGCCCCCCTCTTCTACGACAGCAATGACACCGGCTACTACCTCGACCCCAACAGCACGTCGCAGATCGTCAAGCTGCGTGTCATCAGCGCGGGTAACTCTGCTGGCGGCAATATCAAACTCGGCCCCGCTGGTGAGGGCAGCACCAAGTGGTCGTACATAACGGGGGCACACTACAACGATACTTCGGAACCCGAAGGTATCGCGATGATCGGGGCGTACGCGGCTTCGGGCCTTAACTCGGTTGTCATCGGCGGCTCTATCTACGAAGCCAATCCGGCGACTGATATACAGTTCTGGACACACAATGCCAGTACGCACAACTTGGGTGGCACCCAACGACTAAATATCGGCTCTAACGGCAACGTAACCGCTTACGTTGATGTCCGCGCACCCATCTTCTACGACAGCAGCAACACTAACTTCTACGTCAATCCAGATGGAACATCTAACTGCAATGACATAAAAGCAGAAAATCTACCTTATGCTGAAGCTGGCTCGGCTTACGGAACAGAAAATACTTTCACAACTGATGGCGGTGTTGGCGCAAACAATATTTCGCGCTCAAAGTTTTATCGTGACAACGGCGGCCAATTTGGGACTTTAGGCATTCATGTTCAACACTCGAATAACGCAGGCTACGCCCTGCAAATTGCCAGCACATCTTACAGCGACAACACGGGAACTTTTAAGTTTAGGTTGAAAAACGCTGGCACTTGGACAGGTGCAACCACTCTAATTGACGATGGAACTGCCAACCAAATTAAATCAGGCTACTTGCAATCCAACAGCAACCTCCGCGCGCCCGTTTTCTACGACAGCAACGACACTGGTCGATATGCAGATTTGTCATCCACGGGCGATAGTATTCGCGCATCTGGCGACATTGTTGCCTTTTACTCCGATGATCGCCTCAAAGATCGCGGCGACAACATTGCCAACGCGCTAGACAAAGTGCAGTCTCTTAACGGCTTCCATTACACGGCCAACGAGACAGCTCAGAAGTTCGGATACAAAGCAAACCCGCAGGTCGGTGTATCCGCGCAAGAGGTTGAAGCAGTCCTCCCAGAAGTGGTAAAGGATGCAGCTATCGGCCACGGCTACAAGACAGTTGATTATGCGAAGCTTGTTCCGCTATTGATTGAAGCCATCAAGGAATTGAAGGCGGAAGTAGAAACCCTGAAGAAAGGTTAATGACATGACTATGGTTCACACTTGGGAATTAACGGGCATGAAGCTGCAAAGCGGCGATGGCCTCACTAACGCAGTTGTCCAGACTTACTGGAAGTGTAGCGGTCACTCCGACCAACTGCCGGAATTTGTTGGAACGTTCAGCGGCGCAACGCCGTTTGATCTTAACGGCATCGACCCTGACGACTTCACGCCTTACGATCAGCTTACAGAGGCGCAGGTTCTTGGCTGGGTGGAAGCTGCTGCTGCGTCTTACATGGATCACATTAACGAGCAGATCGAAAAGCAGATCAAAGAACAGATCGCGCCTGAGACTGAAGTTAACGAAGGTGACTTCCCTTGGTCGCCGCCTGCTGATACAGCGGCGGATGAACCGGCTGAAGTGGCCGCAGACGAGGAATAAATAAATGAGTAATCCAGAACTAGACAATCTCGTAATGAAGGACGAGCAGCCGACAATCAGCATTGAGCTGAATGTGCAGGAGGTAAACACGATCTTGGCTGCTTTGGGTGAACTGCCGCATCGCGTGGCTGACCCTATCTTGCGTAAGGTCGTCGAGCAGGCACAAAAGCAGGTTAACTAGTCGTGGCGCTGCCGACTTCTGGTACTCTCACTCTAGCAGATATCCAGACGGAGTTCGGCGGCTCCAACCCTATAGGCTTGTCCGAGTATTATGCTGGCGGGTCTTACGTCCCCGCTGGCACCTCCGGCACGAACGGTGCTGTGCCATCTAGCGGCACGATTAGCGTCTCGAACTTCTACGGAACATCCGCCGCGCTCGACGTGCAAACGGTTACCGTTGGTCTGTTTACGAGTAAAAGTGGCGCATACTACGGATACGGTCTCGCTGGCGGCTCTATTTCGGACGGCACGTTTAATCCCAAAAGCGGAGCCTCTATTACAAGGTTTGAGTGGATTTCTTCTGGCTCGCTGTATTTTGTTTTATCCGGCTCTCACACTAACGCAGGCTGGACACAGGTGCGAATAGTAAGCAACCTGAGCACAGACTATACTTTCACTCGGGCTAGCGCGAGTTACAACAGCAACACAAACGCGACACAGTGGGTTTGGTCAAGCACGGGTAACCCGTTCCCCTACCAGTCTGGCTCAACAACTACAGCGGTGGCAACATTCACGTGATTACGGTTAGGTCCACATCATCAACCGCCGACTTCGACTTTGATCGCCTATACGCTGATAGCTACGCGGATATGGCCGCTGGCTCATACCCTTGGCCGGACGACATGACTGACGAAGCGCAACGTAAGCAGTACTTTGCGGACTGGATCGACGGCGTTCTTGTTGACGCATACAACTTCCACGGGATGGTCGTGTGCGTGGATGACGTAGACATGATTTATTTTACGTTGTGGCTAAGTGAGGGAGTGGCCTACATTCAGTGCGCTCTGGTGGCCTATGACGAAAACGGCTCTAAAGCATACCACGCTGCCGACCCGTTCAAGAGTGCGTGGCAGGCTTATGTTCTAGGGCTTCCCAACGTCGATAAGATAGGCGTTTTCATGGTTAAGGACTCGCCAATCCGCCAAGTGGTTATGGACGTATACAGCATCCCAGAGAGCTCAATGGAACTCTACGGCGATGACTGCGAACGTGGGATCATGCCTCTGCCAGAAGATATTAACTAAGTCGTTTTCGTGGACTGAAATGCTCTCTACATGTATGGAGGTGGTAGAGTAATGAACGAGAAAAGTAATGGCCGGAATCAAAGTACAGACATTTGGTGGTATTATCCCTCAATTGTCGCCGCGCTTGCTGCCAGAAAGCGCCGCAACAATTGCCGAAAACGCGCGCTTTGACTCTGGTCGACTTGCCTCTTGGCGCACACCGACCGTAATTAATGACCACGACGGAACAGAGTTTACTGTTCCGACAACAACAAAGACTATATATCGGTATCGTGACAGGCAGGACAACGACTACTGGTTGATCTGGGACGACGTTGTTCACGCGGCCCCATCCCCCATTGCAGAAGACCCACATGATCGTCTGTACTGGACAGGCGACCTTTACCCCCGCATGGCTTTGGGCACCGAGATTACCGGCTCTGTGGCACCTACGTATGAGCCCACCGTTAGCAGAAAGCTTGGCGTTACCGCTCCGGAAGACGCCCCATCGGCAACGGTTACGGTAACAAGCGACGACACAACAGTCACTCCCCTGTCTAGGGCATATGCCTACACGTGGGTGTCAGGTCTTGGAGAGGAGTCTGCCCCGTCTCCAGCGTCCGACATTCTTGATGTAAAGTCCGGCGAGACGGTGGCGCTTTCGTTTACCGGTTCTTTGCCGGCCTATGTCTACAGCACAGCCTCCCGACCAGCCCTCCGCCGCATTTACAGAACAAACATCAACGGCGAGTATCAGTTTGTCCAAGACATTCTTGCAACTGTGTCGAGCGTCGACGATACGGTGCTGGACGAAAACCTTGGCGAGCTTTTAACCACTCAGAGCTGGAGCGCTGCTCCAGACGATGATGCGGGGGATCACCCCGACGGCCCGATGCGGGGGCTGACCACGATGCCAAACGGCGTGCTTGCTGGCTTTACCGGACGCTCTGTATTTTTCTCCGAGCCGTTCTTACCCCACACATTTCCAAGGGCTTACAGCCTAGTTACCAAATCTCCAATCGTCGGTCTCGCAAGTGTCAGTATTGGCCTTATGGTTATGACTGAGGGTAAGCCTGTTTTGATGACGGGGTCCTCTCCATCAAGCATGTCCGCCGTTGAGATCGACAACAATCAGGCGTGCGTTTCTAGCAGGTCTATTGTCGACATGGGGTCTGTGGCTTTGTATGCATCGCCAGACGGCCTTGTTGCGGCAGGCGAAAACGGAGTATCTCTTGTAACTGAAGGGATATTTAGCCGAGACCAGTGGCAGGAGCTTAACCCGCCCAGTATTCACGCCTATCATTATGAGGGGCGGTATATTTTCTTTTGGCAAAACGGCGCGTCAAGCGGCGGGTATGTATTCGACGGTCGAATGGAAATGCCGCTGATTAGCACTCTGGACTACTACGCCCTTGCAGGATTCAACGACCCGAAGGATGACGCCTTATATTTGGTTATTGCTGAAGGTGCGGCGGCCAAGGTTAAGAAGTTCGACGGTGGATCGGCTCAGGCCTATACGTGGCAATCAAAAGAGATGAGAAGTGAAAGGCCTATCAATCCATCGTGCGCTCTAATTGACGCCGAGTCCTATCCAATCAGCTTTACGTTATACGCAGATGGTACACAAAAACACACGCAGTCCGTGGCGAACGGCAACATGTTCCGGCTTCCGGCTGGCTATCTAGCCAAAGATTTTCAGGTAAAGCTTTCCGGAACCGGCGACGTTAACCAAGTCATGGTCGCCGAGTCTCCGGAGGAGTTCCTGTGAGCCTACCCAGAACTCCTATTAAGGGTGACGCAGAGACCAGAAGGTTTCTTGAGGCTATACGGCAGGAGCTTGTCAGGACGGCTGGCCAGATGGTCACCATTGCCGACATGCGCAAGAACGGTTTCTTCGAGAGCAATGGTATACCTCTCGACTTTGATGATCCAACGATTGCGACACCGTCAACCCCAACAAGTCTACAGGCCAGCGGTGCGTTCCGGTCAATCGTACTGACGTGGGACTACACCGACTATGTCGGTCACAGCCACACCCGCATCTACCGCTCTGTTACCAGCGCCTTCGCGGATGCAGAAGTATTAGCTAACGTAGATGGCCGAGTTTACTCAGATGATGTCGGCTCAAACAAGAGCTATTACTATTGGGTATCAAATGTAAACCTAAACAATATTGAGTCAGCAACAAGCCAAACCTCCGGCGTAAACGGAACAACACTTCCAGACACTCAATTTCTTCTTACTACCCTTACTAACTCTATTGGTAACTCGCAGCTTAACACACAGCTAAGCACTAGAATTACTACAATTGAAACAACGCAAGACAGTTTAGAAACTCAGATCGACGATCTGGAAACGGCGTTCGGCAACTCTCAATCTTCGGCTGACAACTTGGCCGCAGCTCAAGCCGCCGCCGAGGCAGCGATTGCGGCAAAGAACGAAGCAATTGGGGCCAGAGATGTTGCCGTTCAAGCCAAGGTTGACGCCATTGCTGCAGAAGATGACGCGGTGCTGGCGAAGGATAGCGCTCAGACTTCTGCGACAAACGCAGCAACATCATCAGGATCGGCAAGCAGCTCGGCAACGAGCGCAGCAACTTCAGCCTCTCAGGCCGCTAATAGCGCCACGTCAGCAGCAACTTCTGCGACCGCAGCAAACGCCGCAAAGATTTCAGCAGAAAGCGCTAACACAAGCGCTCAAACCGCCTCTTCTGCAGCAGCCGTGTCTGAAACAAATGCTGGCACTTACGCAACTAACGCACAAACAGCAGCAACTTCAGCAAGTACTTCTAAGGTAGCTGCGGAGTCCGCAAAAGCCGACGCCGAAACTGCGGCAACCTCCGCCTCTACTAGCGCGTCGACAGCAACCTCTGCAGCCACAGATGCCGCCAGCGCATCGACGGCTGCTCAAAGCGCGCAGACTTCAGCAGAGGCGGCGAACAGCGCGGCCCAAACATCTGCGTCTGCTGCTGCGACTAGCGCAACATCTGCTCTGGGATATGCCGACACCGCAGAGTCTGCTGCAACAACAGCGACCAGTGCATCGCTGACGGCAACAGCAGCAAAGAACGATGCTGAAAGTGCAGAAGCAAACGCGGCCAACTCAGCGACCGCTGCAGCCGGTAGCGCAACATCCGCAAGCGCGTCAGCCTCCTCCTCTGCGACATCAGCAAGTGCCGCAGAAACATCGAGGCTAAGCGCAGAGACGGCTCAAAGCGCCGCTGAGTCGGCGCAGGCTGGAGCTGAGGCGGCAGAAGTTGCTTCAGTGTCGGCAAAGAATGCGGCAGAGGTAGCAAGTGTCTCCGCAGTTAGTGCAAAAAACAACGCAGAAACAGCGGAAGCCAATGCAGCAACCTCAGCTACAACTGCAGCAAACAGCGCAACGTCGGCAACAAATTCAGCTAATGCTGCTGCAGGTTCGGCCACGACTGCGGCAACAAAAGCAACAGAGGCGAGTAACTCAGCTAGCGCCGCGAACACCTCTCGCGTTGCCGCTGACAGTTCTCGCGACGCAGCGGCTGGATCAGCTTCAGCAGCGGCCACATCAGCTTCGACGGCTGCGACACAAGCAAGTGATGCAAGTGATAGTGCTGCAGCAGCAGAGAGCTCTTCGGTAACAGCAACCGCCGCTAAAAACGACGCACAAACCGCAGCAACAAACGCCTCTGGATCAGCAACTAATGCATCCAACTCTGCAAGCGCTGCAGCCACATCAGCGTCTAATGCAGCCGCCAGCGCAACAGCAGCGGGATCGTCAGCATCTTCAGCGTCATCTTCGGCAACCTCCGCATCAACAGACGCAGCCAGTGCCTTAAGCTATAGGGACCAAGCGGCCCAATCAGCAACTGACGCAGAGGGTTTTGCTCAGGCATCAGCGCAAGATTATTCGGTCATCAATGCGCGTTTAAATAACTTTAACAATACCGGCGTTAGCGTCGAGCAAAACGCATCCGCCACGGCCAGCACAGTCAGTGGTCTTACCGGCCAGTATACCGTTAAGATCGACAACAACGGTTACGTGTCCGGCTTTGGTCTTGCCTCAACGGCAAACAATAGCACGCCAACGTCAGAGTTTATTGTTCGCGCCGACAGCTTTTCGATTAGCAACCCTTCTGGGTCCGGTGTTCCGGACGCAACACCATTCATTGTCAGGACAACACCCACCACAATCAACGGCGTGTCCGTCCCTGTCGGCATCTACATGTCGGATGCTGTCATACAAAACGGCAGCATTACCAATGCGAAGATCGGCAATGCAACAATTGACGACGCCAAGATAGCTAACCTTAGTGCAGCAAAAATTACAACGGGCTCTCTCGACGCGGCACGGATAACGGTCGATAACGTAAGCCTAGACACTTACTATGATCCAGCGCTTGGTCGCAACCGACTGTATATTCGCGATCTTGGTGTGACCAATGCCAAGATTGACGACCTGACAATTGGCACGGAAAAAATACAAGACCTTGCCATCACCCGTTCCTCATCGTTCTTTTACAATTTCTCGGGGTTTGTTTATCCGACGCGAAACACTTGGTACGACGTAAGCACTGTCTTTAATGGTTATGTTTTTGTGGGCGCGGGTGAAGGTGATTATGATTACTTCCAGTTCGGCTTTTACTACGTCGGAGAAAACCAAGGCAGCTACGATTACGTAAGCACAACCTACACGCTAGAGTCGGGTATAACGACAAGCTCTACAATCGCCTCTGGCGAGCAACACGTTTCTATAGACGCCAACCTCGTCCTTCAAAGGGATGGCGGCAGCGATGACTATGTGGGCGCAAGATGCGTCCGCACGAATGACGGTGCTGTAATGCCTCAGCTTTACTCTTCTTTGCGCGTGCGCTCTGGCAAGAGCACCTACGGCTTGTTCTTCTTTGACGAAGACCCTATCGCCGGAGTGCTTAACACGTACAAAATTCAACTAATAAACAACAATGACGACTCCCGAGTTTGGGAGACATCTTTGCGCGTGACGCTTTACAGGAAGTAAAAATGAAAACGATCACGATATACGACGCAAGGACTGGTGAGCTTGGCCCCGTTATCAGCGGGCATCCTGACGACCTGCCAGAAGCGCTGGCATCGATTGACGGAGCACACGACTCATCGAAAAAAATATACAACTTGGAAACAGGAGAGCTTGACGACAGACCCCCTCAGCCTCCGCATATTAATGAGCTGAGGCAAGCCCGTAACGAAATGCTTGATAGTTATCGCTGGACCGTCATGCCTGACTCTCCTTTAACCGACGCTTGCCAGCAGGCTTGGATGATCTGGTTAAAGAAACTGCACTCTCTTCTGTTAAATGTTACCGATACGAGCACGGTTGTTTGGCCAGAAAAGCCGGAGCTGGAATACAAAACGGAGAACTAATTTGTTGTTAGCTGTAGACCCAGAGCAGTCACTGCCGACATTGAGAAAGCATATTGCTGAACTTGCGAAAAAAAATACTTGTCCAGAAATGCCGGAGTATTTGGAGGATCAGTTAAAAACAAACAAAGCCTTTCTATTCATGGACACTTCCGGTAGTGACTCATTTGTAGTATTGAGTACGCATACTTGTCCTTATAGAAAAGTCCGCACCCTTTTTGTTTTAGCGGCTTTTTGTGGGGAAGGAAGTGCTGACAAGTTGTACGGAGAGCAAATTGACCAGCTTGCGCGTGAAGCGGAATGCACCGAGGTGGAGTTCGTATCCTCACGAAAGGGCTGGGAAAGGGCGGCAAAAAAATACGGGTACAGTCCCGTCGAAGTGACCTATAGGAAAGAACTCAATGGGTAAGCCAAAGAAGCCAAAAGAGACTGAAGAGCAGAGGGCATTAGCTCAGATCGCGGCTGAGCGCTTTAACCGCTACAAGGAAGTCTTTGCTCCGCTTGAGGACCAGTACATTCAGCAGGTCATGGATATCCGCAGTCAAGGTAACTACGAGACCGCTGGCGGCTTGGCTTCTGCTGCATACCAGCAGGGCTTCCAGACGGCACAGGACAACTTGCAGAACCAGATGTTCCAGCAGGGCGTGGACCCCTCATCGGGGGCGTTTGAAGAGAACAGTGCTGCTCTTCGTCGGGCACAGGCTGTACGCCAAGGGCTTGGCGTGTCGGAGGCTAAGGTAGCGAACACCGACCGCTTCTACTCAGGCCTACGCGGCATCATGAACTTGGGGCAGGGACAGGCCGCCGAGTCGGTCAGCGGCATGGCGGACATTGCCCGCACTGCGCAAGAGAGAGCTAACCAAGCGGCGGAAAGCGCATTCAATACAAGCAGCGCTATTCGCTCTGGTGTTGGTGCTGGGCTGGGCTACTTGGCCTCTCCGTTTGTTGACCGGCAGCTACAACGAAACAGAACGACCACTACACAGCAGCCCTCAACCGGATTCAGTCCAGCGTTTAATCCGACGGGAGGGCAGTAAGACATGGCGTTTTTTGAAAATCTTGCATTCATTATGGGCGGTGAGGAGCAGATTACTCCTCAATTCCGAGCTGCGTTTGCGGACCTTTCCCCCGCCCCTGCAACCAGTTCTATAGAGCCAAGCGCCCCACCTATTGCAACAGCACCGCCAACAGCACAGGCCGACAATCAAGCGCAAGTAGTTGATCCGGAATCACTTCGTGGCTTTGGTGGCTTGTTTGGCTCCTTTGGGCAGGGGTATTATGGGCAGGGCTTTACTCCACCGCCAGAGGGCGTCGTAACTACTGGCCAACCGTCGGCAAGCGGCCTGTATGGCGGCAACGTAACCTACAGCCCGACCACGAGCGCGTACTCTAACATCAACCCTGCAGCGTATTTAATGGACAAGAAGGAAGGTGCTTCCCGATTGAACGCCGCCGTACAGCGCGCGCAATATCAAGACTATCTGAACCGCTTTGCTCCAATCGAAAACTATGCTGTGTCGGCAATACAGGGGCGCAACACCATCGACTTGCCGTATGACATTGCAAGGGCAAATCAGTCGGTCATGAATGCTGGTGCAAATCTTCAGGGCCAGCAGCAGCGGTCGATGGGTCGGTATGGTCTTCAGTACTCAGGCCCAAACATTGCGCAGTCCAACGAGATAACTGGTGGCCGTGTGGGTGCCATCAATCAAGCGCGCATGGCTGACGAGCAGCGCGCAATGAACATGGTAGCTAGCGGAGGTCAGGGCTAATGGCTGGTCTTATTAATGTAGGTCGTCAGACGCTCGGGCAGGCGACGCAAGGGTTTGGTGCAGCATCTCAGCTTGAGCAGTCGCGCAACGCTATGGGCCGTCAACTCGACGCCGCTCGCAACGCACAGCGCATGAGTATGGCAACCACCGGAGCCGGTCTTGGTGCGTCCATCGGCGTCAATAACTTGATGGCGGCACAGAAGGCGGCACTGGCGGGACAACCAATAGCAGGTGCCTCAAACATTGGGACGGGTGCGGTGTTTAATGCAGCCCCGACGCTTGGTGGTCAAGCCATTACGCAAGGCGCAGGAACGATTGCCCCAGAGGCGCTCGCGGCCTTTGAGGCATCGACGATAGCTGCTCCTACGGGGGGCGTTACTGTTGCGGGCGGGGGCAGCACCCTCGGCTTGAGCGGTGCTGCCGCTGGCGAAGCGGCGTTAGCAGCGACAGCCCCTGAAATTGCCGCCGCCACCACTGCTACCACCACTGCCGGTTCAACCGGAACGATGGCAGCCATCGGCGCTGTAGCCACTCCACTATTAATTGGCGCTGGAGCGGCTCTTCTGCTCGACAGCCTGTTTGATATTTTTTGAGGTTTAGATCATGATTGATCCAGCACAGTCTTTTTCCCAAGCGCTAGGCCAAGGCCTCGGCATTATAAAGTCCTATCGCGATGAGGCGCGACAGGATGAAGATCGCGCGTTCGCAAAAGATTTGGCTATTCGCAATCAAAATATTACCGAAGAACGCAATCTCCGTGACAGAGAAAGGTTTGGTTGGGACACCGAAAACCGTCGATACGACGTTGAGACTCTTCGCCCTCTTAGGGAAAGAGGGTTAATCGCGACGACGCAGGGCGCGGAAACCAATTTGGAAATGGCTAAGCTTGAGGCTGAAGACCTTCCCAATGAAATAAACAGGCGCGCGGAACGTCACACCAGCGACATCGAGTCTGCCAGAACTAGCCGCGCAGCAACCCGTCAAGGGGTGCGTCAAGCTGCGCAGCGGTTTAATTGGGAGGCTCAAGACAGAAAGGCTCTTGAAGAGGCCCGCTCCTTTCGGGCATGGTATACCAGTGAGAGCCCCGATGCCCCCGACCTTTCGGGAACCCCTTGGTCACCATTAAACTTTATGGGCTCGCTCAGTAATGGCCGCCGCGTCGCAGATATTTTTAGTTCAAGCAGTTGGCTTCAGGGCTCTAGCACTGAAGACCGCAGAGCAATGGCCGCATTTGCAACGCCAGTAAGAGGAGGCTTTGAGCAGCGCTACGGCATGGTTCCAAACTCTTCCTCAATGATTGACTTCAAGCAGGTTGGGGACAAGATTTCGCCACTTGTCGCGGGCATCAGTTCAAAAACCGGCAAGCTTGTCTACAAGTGGGGTAAGCCGCAGGAAGCAAATCGATTGTTTTCAAAGGCAGCCGCGAGGTCCCAAGCGCAAAGAGCAATTGCGGAGGACCCTCAAGCGCAAATCCGACTGACGCAGATGTGGGCGCAAGATGATCCACGGGGATTTCAGGCAGCTCGCCAACAGGCGGAGGCGAGTGCTGAACGCAACATCTCCGCGCTCAAGGTTGCGGCGGAAAAAAGGGGCGCTAAACCGGAGGACATAACCGCGTATCAAGAGGCATTGCGAAATTATGATGGAGCGGTGCTTCAGGCACTGTGGTCAATCGGGTCTAATGCTGGTGCACGATCCGCCACTAGACCGCTTTATCTTGCTTACGAAGTTGTGCGTGAGACTAATCCAGATATAGAAGGCCCCCTTGATGCACTTACTAAAATCAATGAAATTGCTGCAAACAGAAGGGGTGAGCTGGCGGCGTTCTATGGCGGTCGAGGAAAGGCTCCGCCCACCGGATTAAGCAGGGCTGAATTGGTGCAAGCAATTATTCGAGAGCTGGCGGCTGACGCTGATTAAATTTAACATAGGGTTTGCGACTGATGCCGTCCCCAAATAATCCAAACGATATTTTTTCTGTTATTAATAATATTAATCGCGGACGCGGTCCTGTCCAGATGCCCGCTCAAAATAGAGGTCAGGGGCCCGAGTCACAAGATTTAAATAACCTGCTATCGGCGCAATTGTCAGAAATTGATTCGGCCATTCAAAGGCTTGAGTCGATTCCGGACGATCAACGATTTAATGCCAAGGCGTCTCTCGGGGTGAGCGGCGCTCGGGACTATCAGATTAACGCGCTTAAAGCCCGTCGTCAAAGAATCGCCGCTGATTTAGCAAACCCCGAAAATAGAAACACGGGTTTTTTCGGAGACGTAGCCACAAAACTTGGTTCTGGTGTACGGGAAATTGATCGCCAGATTGGCTATCTGTCGGGCCAGCGAGACGTAGAAGAAAGGGCCATTAAAGAGCAGGAAATTGCTCGGGCACGACTAAGTGATTATGGCCGCGAAGCTTCTGAAAAGGGGATACTTGGCGATGACATGACGCTTGGCCAGCGTGCCTATGCCGCTGGTCTTGCGACTGCCGAAACCCTTCCCAGCCTTGCGTCCTCAGCGGTCGCTGGTGTTGCGGTTGCCGCCGCTGTTCCAGAGGTGGCCGCAGTGGCGGTGGGCACAAGAGCGCTACAGCTTGCAAGTAGATCACCGCGCATAGCTAGTCTTCTTGGAATTACGGGGTCTATGGCTCCTGCCCAAGCGGGCAGAATCGCAATATCTATGGGCGCGAACGCTGGTGTAGAAGGCGTTCAGTCTGGCGCATCTGCTGGGTCGTCAACGAAGTTCGAAGCAGAGCAACAAATATTAAGCGACCCCGATGCGTTTGCCGCTACGGAAATTGGTCAGCGCCTTATTAAAGAGACTGGTGGAGATATAAACAAAGCAGCCCGCATGGCGTCCGAAGAAATCGCAGCAGATGCTGCGGTCGGAACTGGAATTGCTACGGCCCTGTTGGCACTACCGGCAGCCGCTTTTGAAGCAAAACTACTTGCTGGTGCGGCTAATCGCGGCTTCGCTAGAGAGACCCTCTCTGGTGCTGGCCGAGAGGCGCTACAAGAAGGTCCCCAGTCTGGCTCGGAACAGCTCATAAGCAACATCAGTCTACAGAGAGTTGGCTCTGATGTAGGCACCTTTGAGAATGTTGCAAAGGCTGCGGGTGAGGGCGCTATTGTTGGCGGCCTTCTTGGCGGCGGACTTGGTGCCGTCGGCGGGGCTGTTACAGAAAAGGCACCTGATGCAACCCGAGAGGACACCGACCTTCTTCTTGCATTAGAAGGTTTTATGGAAGACTCGGGCGAAGGTGGCTTGCCTACTCCGGAGCAGCAAGCGCTGCTTGAGGGGCCGGACATGAGCCCCGTCCGTGCTGGCGGGCTTAACCTGACGCCAGCACAGTTGCTAGAGTTTGCGGAAAATAACAGCTCTAATCCCCGCATTGCGAGCATTATGTCGCAGCCTATCGGGGATATGGAGAAGGCTTCGCAGGTTGCCCGCACCCTTAACGCTGCGGAGGCAGACCGCGTAGAGGCGCGTGCTGTAGAACAAGTTTCAGGCCTTGTTGGACCCACGCAGTCTGTAACATCTTCAAAGCAAATGATCGGCAACCTGCTTGACGGCATTGGTCCGGAGGTTGTCGCAGAAAGCCAGACGCTAACCGCGATCCGTAATCTTGTTGACCAGCCACAGAAGGGCCAGCGCTTCGTCAACGGCATTCGAGACATTGTCGGCAACTATGCCCCCACAACAAGAGAGGGCGAGTCCTTTGTCGCGCGCCCTGAGCGCGGTGCAGACGGAAGCGTCATCATGGGGCAGGCCCAAGTGGCTGAAGAGGCCCAGCGTGAGCGCGAAGCAGATCAAGCATTCCGCCTTTCTCAGCTCCGGCAAGAGCGCTTTGACAGGGCTACAGGAACCACTCGTCAACGGGAAGACCTTCGTGCCGGTGCTCCGGAGCCAGAGACTCAGTTCTTTCTCGGAGAAAACTACGGTGATCTTGCCGGTACTCCGGTCGAAATCGTGCAGGCCGCATCGCCGGACACCGTCCGTCTGCAGTATGAGTCACCCACAGAAACCGACGCCAGTGGCAGGCCGGTAACAATATCCGAAGAGATTTCTATTTTTGATGTGGCAGCCCGTGTTATTCGCGGAACCAACCGCATGACGCAAGACCTTGCTGCAAACCTTCGCGCTCCTAAAGCTGGCGTTGGCACTGACATGGACCCCCGCAGGTCTGTGGACCGGACCAGAACCCGAGCCGTCTCAACGACGGAAGAGGCTGGCCTTCCCGCCATACAACCCAACCTAGTCAACGAGGGCTACAGAGCGCGGCCAACGACTGATGTCGCACCTCAGAGCGCTCAAGAAACCCCCGCACAAGAAAACATTCCGCTCCCACAGGGGGTAGAGTCAACACCGGATCAGGCTCCCGATCAGGCACAGCAGTTGCCAGCTCCGCCTCAAGGACTGCCAGCCCCCGCACGTGCGTTGCCTGCGACTAATGTTCCCGAGCAGGAAGGAACCACCCCTGAAGTACAGGATCAGGAGGCAAGTGTTCCCGAGCGGGAAGCTGTCGACGAAGAGATCGACATCGACAACGATCCGCGAATGGTTGAACTCAACGACCGCTTTGATGCCGCAATCGAGCGTGTGCAGGAAACCGAAAACACGCGCGAGGCGCGCAAGCTCGCAAAGGCTCTGATCAAGGAAGGCGTGATCGACGAAGACGCCTACGTCGACATCGATGAAGCAATTAAGGACGAAACCGACAGAGGCTTCAAGCACGACGCTGCGATGGCGGCGATTGAGGACGCCATCGAAACGCAGCGCGACAACGCTGCGGCTGACCTTGAGTCTGAAATTCTTGATGAGACGGATGCAGGTGACACGCGTTTCTCTGGTCGCGTAGATCGGGTTGGCCGTCGGACTCTGAGGGCAAGCGATGTTGCTGCACGCACCCAAACCTCGCGGGAGCGTGCCGCTCAAGAGGAGCGTGCAGCGGAGCCAGAGGTTGAGCAGGCGGCAGAGCAAAAACCCGACATCGACCATGAGGCTGTAATTGAAGACCGCCTCAAAAAGATTGCGGATCGTGGCCGACAAGGAAAGATAATTGCCAACCGTCTTCGCTCTCTACTTCAGCGCAGCGGCTACAGCCCTATTCAAGTGTATTACGCCTTCCAGATGGGAGATGTAATGTCGCGCGTTCTGCCGCAGAAAGCGACTGTAGATATTCTTTTTGTTCCGTCGATTAAGGCGGACAGCGCTCAGGCCGCCGCCGCGAGCGGTGTGGATTTAGGGGAAGAGGCCGGTGGCCGCTACGACGTTTACGAGATTTCGCAGAACGGCTTCAGCGGACTGATTACCCTTTCGCTGAACGAAGACCTTCTGTCGGTTGCGCGGGAGAACGCCGCACACGAAGCCTTCCACGTTATCCAAGACATGCTCAAGGTCTACGACGCCAAGGCCTACGAACAAATTAATAAGTCGTTTAGAGACGGAATGACGCTCAAGGACCTTGATCCCAGCATCCTGCGCGTACTGAAGACGACTGAAAAGGCTGGCGGCGTCAGTTTCTACGACGATCTTATTGGAAGTTTTGGCGATACTCCGCTTGCGTTTTACGAAGCGCAGGCCGTTGCCTTTGGCGCTCTGGTCGACGCCAAGGAGTCGGGCTCTCCGATGCGAGGCCTCAAAGCCAGCTTCATTCGTGTCGTCGACATGGTCTCCGCTTTCCGTCGCCAGATGGGCAACATCTTGCGCAAGGACAAGGTGCGCTCTGTAGCTGAGGTGTTCGAAGGATATAGCAGCGGAGCGGCGCAGGAGCGTTTGACGGAAGCAGCTCCCACTCAATCTGAAATCAATGCGTTTGGTTATAGTGCACCGGAGCGCTACTCCGCAAGAACCAAGCCCGTTGCCTCTGCAACAGGTAAGGGCGTTTCTGAAGGAAACATGCTTGGGTTTGAGCCAGACCTCAGGGTCAAGGTATCTGGCGTAACCATGCCACCCAAGTCCCTGATCTTGGCTTCTACCAACAACAAGAATGCGGCCCGCCAGATCGCAGAGCTTGACGGAATTCTTGACGCATATCCCAATGCTGGCGTTGATCCGAACGAGTGGGCAGGCATGATGTCGTATGCCTTCAAATCGCAAGAGGTTCCTGTCCCGCCGTATCGCTTTATTAAAGAGGTCACCGGAAACGGGTCCGTAGAAAATCTACGGCGCTTGACGCAAGGGCAGATCGACGACGCAAGTCATGGGTTTGATAACGCCAGAGAGTTTAGACGCGCATATACAAATGGCGAGCTAAGTGAAGTTACCACCGGCAAGCTATTCCTGTGGTCGTTCTTGTCTCGCGGCATCTCTCCCTACACGCAGGAGGCAATGTTTATCGACTCCTTCTCTGGGATCGATAAGTACATCCGCTTGGCGGCAGACGGCAAGTTTGATGAGAGCACCGTCAAAGAATACCTAGACTGGGCCAAGACCATTGCGCCCGCTGGATCGGGTCAGGCTGGAGCTGGCGCGAAGAGCAATCTCAATTCTTTTGGTCAGGACTTCCTACTTAAGATGGGCCGCAGGGGCGACGATGGCAAGAGCCACCTCCGCCGACTTCATGAGATGCTAGCGGACCCAGACATGACGGGCCGCCAAGTCCGTCGTGAGTTTGCAACCTTCGGCGAAGGGGTGGGAATCGACAACAAGGTCGTGTCCTTCACGCTTCTTGTTGTTGGCTTTAACGACGTGATGGTGCTTGATCGTGTTCAGATCAGGCAGCTCTGGGACGACGGGCGCTTTAAGGACCGCAACCTTTACGACGGTCGCAAAGTCGATGGCAAGGTCGTGACTGGCTCCGCGCTCGCCCCTATCGGCGAGGGTGTTCGCGGCATACTCGTTTACGAAGCAATCGAGCGCGCACTCGATGCACAAGTCTCAAAGATATACTCCGCCATTGGTCGCCCGCAGGACGCCTCGATTGGACGCTTCCATTGGGAAACTTGGGTGGCCGACAGTCAGCAGGAAGCTAGCCACGGCACACTGGACGCAATCCTCAAAGACGCTAAGGGTGACGACTACGCAATCGCTCAGGTTACCGCCAAGCAGGGCGAGTATGGAGCGTATGAATATGGCGCTCGATATGGTGTTGATATTCAAAACAACCCATACTACATATACTCCACCCCAGACGGGGGCCTGTACAAATTTGATGTGCCGAGCTATCGTCAGTTCCTTGGTGCGATCAAGAAGCAGGGCAAGAATGGAGTAGTACCGACTGGCTTCAGCGTTCAAAAAGCAGGAAACCAGCCTTGGTACAATCAACCGGAGGTTAACCGTGAAAAAATCAGAGAACTCGCAGGACAATACGGAACAGAAGTCCAACCCGAGCGACGTGGAGCGACGGCTCTTCGCGGGACTGATGCGAACCAAGACGTTGCCGATGGTGCCGGACCAGACACCGTCCGATATTCCGGACGCACCGCAAGCCCAGCCCAAATCGCCGACCGTATCCGCAGCCGGTTCCCCAGCACTCCTCGCGTTGAAGGAGGACCTGCTCGCGAGGGGAATGTCGGACGACGACGCGGAGGAGTTCTTGCGGATGATCTGACCGGTAGGGTTCCGGTCAAGTCGACGTATTCGCACTCCGAGGGTGTTAAGGCGGCATACGCCGAGCTTGGCGTAGACACTCCGGACTTTCACGAGCTGACTGGCGGCAGGGCATCTGCTGCGCTTTACTCTCGCCTAATCAACGAAGCCAAGGTTGACAATCGCTTTGGCGCGTCCGTCTACGTGTACCCGACCGAGGAGTACACCGACATGCGACTGTTCCTTTCGAGCGACGGTACGGCTGGCTTCGCTTTAAAGGGCGATGACATTGTCAGCGCCTTTAAGGCGGGCAAATCACCGCACAGAGCGGTGGCCTACCCGATGGTCAGAATGGCCGTCGCGCTAGGGGGGCGTCGCCTTGATGCCTTCGACACCGTCCTTCCCCCTATATATTCTGTCAGTGGGTTCCGTGCCATCTCCCGCCTTCGGTGGAGCGATGAAGCGATGGACGATGTCATGCGGAGGGAGTGGAGCAAAGAAACCTTCGCGGTCTTCAACAACGGCGAGCCGGACGTTGTCTTCATGGCCTATGACGAGAACCGTGAAGGCGTCTATCAGCCGGATGAGGGCGAGTACACCGACGACTACGACACCGCCGTCGCTATGCAGACCGCAGCCGTCAGTGGGCAGCGCCTCTCCGGTCGCCGTAGCAGCCTACCACCCTCAATAGGTGTACGCCAAGCCGCAGGCCAGAGAGTTCCTCTGCGCGCGGCACCGGCTTTCACTCAGGACGACCTCAACTTTGGCGGCAACGATCCATCGAACTTTGAGAACCTTGTCTACAATCTCCAAGACAAGCTGATCGACCTCAAGAAAATTCAGCAGTCAATTGTTCAGACCGGCAAGCGCATCGATGAAAGCGCTGACGTATACAATGCCGAGGAGCGGTATCATGGGCGCGCGGCTGCACGAACGAAGTACTTTGTTCTTCGTGAACTTAATCCCCTGATTGAGGACATGAAGGCCAAGGGTGTTTCGCTTGAGCAGATCGACGAGTATCTCCACGCACGTCACGCAAAGGAGCGCAACGCGCAAATCCGGAAGGTCAATCCGGAATTCCAAGGTGCTGGCTCCGGCATGACCGACACCGAAGCTGATGCCATTATCTCTGGTTTTCCGAAGGCCAGACTAGCCCAGCTCGAAAAACTTGGCGCGCGGGTCGACGCGATTGTCAAAGAAACGCAGAAGATGATGGTCGAGTACGGTCTGGAAACGCAGGCCACTATTGACACTTGGAACAACACATACAGCAGCTACGTGCCCTTGCAGCGCGAAGGGTTTGAAGAAGGCGGCGGTATGGGTCAGGGCTTCTCGACGCAAGGTAGCACCTCTCGTCGGGCACTGGGCTCGGGCCTTCCGGTCTCCGACATTCTTGCCAACATTGCGATGCAGAGGGAGCGTGTTATCTCGCGCGGCGAACGAAACCGTGTCGGCAATGCGCTGGTTGCTCTTGCGCTTCAGAACCCGAATGACTCGTTCTGGTTTGTCATCGATCCGAAGGGCGCTGACTCAGCCGCTGCGATCCAGAAGCTTGTCCAATTCGGGATCGATCCGGATGATGCTGCCAACGTGATGGGTGCGCCGGTAACGCGGACTATTAACAAGACAACCGGTCTCGTTGAGTTCCGCCGGAACCAACTCTTCATGAATGCTAGCAATGTTCTTGCGACACGCATTAACGGCGAAGACAAGTTCGTGATCTTCAACAGCCGTAACCCCCGCTCCAAGCGGATGGTCGAGTCGCTGAAGAATTTAGACGTTGCGCAGATGAGCGGATTTATTGGGGGTGTGGCAAAGTACACGCGCTATCTCGCTTCGATTAACACGCAGTACAACCCTGCCTTCGGTGTATACAACCTGCTGCGCGACCTTCAAGGTGCGGCGCTGAACCTTTCCAGTACGCCGCTTGCTGGCAAGCAGATGGAGGTCATTGGCAACGCACTGCCCGCAGCGTGGGGAATGTACCGAGACCTTCGGTCTGAGCGCAGAGGCGACAGCAAGGCAACCAACTGGGCAGCGCTTGCAGAAGAGTTCGAAATGGAGGGCGGTAAGACCGGCTACCGCGACCTCTTCCGCAATTCTTCGGAGCGGGCCGAGGCAATCGAGAAGGCGCTTGGCGAGGGAAGTGGCGTAGTCAACGCCGCGAGCAAGGCTGCGGAGCCAGTGCTAGGGTGGTTGTCTGACTACAACGAAGCGATTGAAAACGGCGTTCGCCTGTCGGCCTACAAAAAGGCCAAGGATATGGGCCTTTCGAACGCTGAGGCTGCCAGCATTGCCAAGAACTTGACCGTCAACTTCAACCGGCGCGGCGCAAAAACAGCGCAGATCGGGGCGTTGTATGCGTTCTTCAACGCATCTGTTCAGGGTTCTGCACGGCTCGTAGAAACGCTTAGGGGCCCAGCCGGTAAAAAAATTATTACCGGCGGCTTGCTTCTCGGCGCAATGCAGGCGGTGGCTCTGGCCGCTGCGGATTTAGATGACGAGCCTGACTGGCTTAAGGACAAAAACCTCATCATCCCGCTCGGCGATGGGAAGTACTTCGCGTTCCCGATGCCGCTTGGCTTCCATGCTATCCCCGCGCTCTCTCGCCGGTCGATAGAGTTCCTGATGTCGGGCGGTGAGAAGCCTGCTGAGCAGGTTGTCGGTATGATGGGTATGTTTGCAGACGCGTTTAACCCAATCGGCAGTGCAGGGCTTTCGGCACAAACCCTTTCGCCAACAGTCGCCGATCCAGCCATCGCCCTCGGCGAGAACAGAGACTTTGCGGGCCGAGAGATTTACACCGAAGACTACAACAGCCTTGATCCGACTGCGGGGTATGAACGAAACAGGCGAGGTGCCAGTGTTGTCGGCGATGCAATAGCTAGAGCCATTGATTACGCCACTGGTGGAGATGGCTACACTAGAGGTGCCCTCAGCCCGACGGCTGATGCGGTCGACTTCTTGATCGGACAGGCAACCGGCGGCGTGGGGCGTGAAATCCTGAAGGTCACGGCCACCACGGAAGCGCTGATTACGGGCGAAGACCTGCCGAACTACAAGATACCTATCGTCGGCAGAATGATCGGTGACGCCAATGAGGAGGCGGCAGTATCCCGACGCTTCTATGAGGGCATCAAGGAAATGAACCAGTACAAGCGGGCGCTAGATAAGATGGAGGATCAGGGCAAGGACGTGACCCCCTATCTCGCCGACAACCCAGAGGCAGAGTTCGCGTATGATGCCCAGAGCTACGAAAGCGACATCAGTGAACTGCGCAAACTGAAGCGGCAGCTTGAGGACGAGGACGCCCCTCGCGACGAAATTGACGCTGTGACTGAAGAGATGCAGATGCTGATGAATGAGTTCAATCAGATCGTTGCTGACTACAAGAAATAAAAAGCCCCCGACCAGCTAGGGTCGGGGGAGTAATGAGGATTAAGTATCAACAAAAACGCTAGACCAGTCAAACTTTGGTCACAGCAATTATCGGCGTAGCGCTTAAGCCCGTCACAGACAAGGGCTTTATTGCTAGATGTTGCCTATGTTGTCCGCCACCTTACGAAGGTGCTCAGTCGAAAGATGCGCGTACCTTTGAACCATGCGGTCGTCAGACCAGCCACCCATCTCACGGACGGCGGCGGTGTGAGTTCCTCTCTGGATGTGCCACGATGCCCACGTATGGCGGAGATCGTGCCACCTAAAGTTTTCTATACCCGCTCGCTTCAAGGCGTTCCTGAAGGCGCGTGTGTTGCTCCTGCAAACAGGCTTGCCCCCGTAGGCAAACACCCACTCGGAGTGACGGTTCTTTGCCCTGTGCCGCTTTGACAGAACTTCGTAGGCTGTGTCGTTCAGGGGAATAGACAACGGCTTTCCGTTCTTCATCTTGTCACCAGAGATGGTCACCATCTTATTGGGAAGGTCAACCTCATCCCACCCCAGCTCTCTGACATTCGAGTCCCTAAGTCCCGTACTAAGCGCGAAGACGACCTTGTCTTTGAGATGGCGGGGAAGCTCCTTCAGCAAGCGACGTGCCTCCTCCTTGTCTATAAAGCGTACTCTGGGCTGCTCCTCCATCCGCTTGATCTTTGGGACAGTGGAGACCCACTCCCATTCATCCCGCGCCATGTTGAGGATGGACCTGAGCACCGTCAAGTAACGGTTGACAGTGGCCGGAACGCGCGTCCTCAGCATGTCATCTCTAATGTCTGATATCACCCCTTTGGTGATCTTGTTCAGCGGCCTGCCATCCAAGTAGCTGGTAAGGAAAGCAACATACCTGTGCTCCTCCTTCACCCACTTGCTGGTTCGCCCCGCAAGCCAACGCTCAGCAGCGTCGTTCCAAGTCTTCTCCATGTTAGCCTCCTTGCTAGTTAGTTTATTCTGTTCGCCGGATCGCGTCATCCCTCACAAGCCGGTAAGACATTGGCGCATCAAACCCCAAACGCAGCACTGACTCTAAAGGCCCACCCTTAAATGAGTCGGCGTACATGCCTACAAGAACGATACGCAGATTGTCATTGATCCGAAAGTCATCTTTGGCTGGCGTTAGTTCAAAGGAGCTATACTCCCCGCTTGGTGTGCGCACAGAGATTTCCGCCGAACGGATTTCCGGCTCATCAACAATCCTCTCCACACGAATGACGTGGTCGTAGGTCTCTTCAATATTTTCAGTCAAGCTTGTTCCGCCATAGACCGAACCGCCTTCCCTACGCGTCATCACAAGCATCGTAGAACGCACCCCAACCTTTTACAAACTGCTTCAATAGCCAAAGCCAAGTCGCAGCGATGTACCAGCCGTAATGCAAACCGCCAACATAAATCAACAGACAGGCAATCAATAAAGTCATGCTACCTCCACAAGAAAAGGGGGACTATTAAGTCCCCCAGTTCTTTGTTAGAAAGGAATTTCGTCGTCCAAGTCCGCCTTCTGCGGCGGGCTATAGTTATTCGACTGGCCCTGACTATTTGAGGTTACCTTTTTAGTCCAAGCGCGACCAGCAAAGAACTTACCGTTCTTGCCGTCCACAACGCGGGCTTCGATGTTCAGCTCGCTGCCGTCTTCGAGAACGAAGCGGCCACTGTAAGTCGGAACAGAGTCCTCGTTCCAGCCCTTGTCGCGGTAGAACTGCTTGCGCTCAGCGACGCGATCATCCTTGTCCTTGAACAGAACAAACGTATTTGGTTTTTGTTCGTAAGCCATTTGTATTCCTTCTTACTTTCTGGGGTTCTTCTCAAGGTGAGAAAGGTACAGGTTGATTGCTTGACGGATCACGCTCGCGATAGAGCGGTCCTCAGTAATCGACCAATTCAAAAGTCCCTTGTAGGTTGTTTCGTCGACTGTCGTCTGCACCAACCTGTTTGCTTCATTTCTCCGTATTCGTGCCATCTTCATTCCTCAATTGAAGTTACTGCGTACGTGATCACACCACTCTTCCGATAGTCGTCCATCGAGCGGCCTAACTTGGAAAGCAATTCATCAGCACCGATGTCTTTGTAGACGGCGGTGTGATCAACAGCACCCCTCTTCTCGATCTTGGTTACCTTGATCCGCCCCGTACGGAACGAACCATGTTGTTCGCCAAGCTCTTTCTTCAGCGTGTCAAACTCCTCCTTAAGGGGCTTGATGCTGGATTCGATTTCCTTGATCTGTAGGAACAGGTCCGACATACGCTCCGACCGCATGTCACTGACGTGCTTGTCTTCACTCTCAAGGTGTGCGCTAGCCTTGCTGTCGTCAGCAATGGTGGCGGTGTATTTCTTGTAGAACTTCTCAAGCTTTGGCAGCGCCGACGCAAACCACTCCGGATCGCGTGGCAGCCGCTCCAACAAGTAGAGGTCGTCGTTGATGTAGCAAAGGAAGTCCATCCAATCTATGCCGCACACCTCCATAACGTGCTGGCACTGCGCGTAATAGCTGGGCTTTTCGTGGACGGAGTATGGCGTCTTGGCCCAGTACGGGCACTTAATCTCCAAACCCCCATCAATGCCAATCAATCCGTCAGGAGAAGCGCCAAGCCATGAGTACTTGTCGTGCTTGACCAGCCCTGTTTCCTCGACTGTGTTGCCACTCTTGCTTTCATAAAAGGCAAGGGCGACAGGTTCCATCTGGGTGCCGTGATCCGTGGCGGCGTTTCCTTTAAACTCTTTCTCAGCACCAAAGTGCTCGCGAACCATGTCCCGCATTACGTCGTCGGCTGACTGGTAGGGATTGACGCCGAGAATAGCGCCAACCCGACTGCCTGTAATTACGCCAACGCGCGCCTTGAACCACTCTTCAGACCGCTGTTCCATCAGTTGGCCAGCTCTTTCTTCCGCATGTCTTTGACTGCGGAAATCTGTGCAACAAGAGCTGCATCATTGCGGTTCTTTGCGTAGCGGGTAGCCTTAGTAAATGCAGACTTAAGTGAGTCTAGGTCTTGCGCTCCGGTGATTGAGGCCAGCAGCTTTTCTAAAGCATCGTTGCTTTGCTGTGCTGGCTTTGCCTCCGGCGCACCGCCAGTTTGGGGCAGGTCCTCGCCCGCATAGATGTAGTGGCCAAGGCCAAAGAGCGCCATCGTCTTAACTAAGCAGCGCATCTTGGCGTCATTAACCGCGCGCGCGTCTGGGTTCTTAATGGCGTTGTTGCGGTGATCCATCACCGGCAGCCACATCCTCCGCGAGTAGCCGCACACAGTAAGAACGCAACGCACCTCAGCCGATCCGTCAGGAAAGCGGAAACACTCACCGCCATCCTCAAAGTGGTCGAATGAAAACTTACTTTCGGGGAAGTGCTGCATCAGCGTTCCCCATGCCCACGCCCACGACAAGTACGCAAAGCCGTTTTTCCGCTCGACGTTGTCGTTCACGTTGACCGAAGAGAGGGTGTTCCAGATGTGCTGTAGTGATTGTTTAGTGTCATCCATATTGTCTTCTCCAATTGACCAGACTTACGTAGCAATGAATTTTGGTTATTCAAGCTTATCATGCAAAAATATCTGCATTTGTTTTACCTGTGGTAGTTCTGCATCACACATAAGGTAAATCCGAAAAACGTGATGTAGCTCCCGTAAGGGGTTGAACTTTTTTTTGGCTGCCTTATGTGCGGTCATGGACGGCTAGCTCGACGGAGCGAAAAGCCATGTTCGCCCTCGCGTGGTTTCTCCTTTCTCGCGTGGCCTGCCGTCTAACTGGGCGAACCTTGTAGAGAAACGGAGCGTATATGGAACTGAAAAAATGGAGAGCCGCGCAATGAGTGGGTGGATTCGCCTGCATCGCGGCTGGCGTGATTGCGACGCATTTAGTCACGAGCCTGCATCAGAACG